GCCGACTGTGTCGTGTGATAGACCTCGATACAGGCGATCTGATACGCCTCCAATCTAAAGAAGATTGTGAGTCGATCGGAGAGTACATCTTCTGGAGATGTCTAGAAGAAGTACTCTGTGGCGACCCTTCCGAACTTTCGGAGGTATTCGTCACTATCGTCAGAGAACCTGGAAAAGCCAGGACTGTGACCAAAGGACGGGCGGCGCTAAAAATAGTTCTAGACGTTGTCAGTCATATATGCTCTTATCCCCTGAAAAAGGTGAAAACGAGCATGTCAGGCATGAGTATGGATGCTCATGGCTGGAATTTCTTTAACTCTTTCTATGAGGAAGAGAATAAAGAAACAGCGTTTAAAGTCCTTAAACGCAGGCAATTGAGTTCTGAATTTTCAGAAGTCACTTACCAGCCGCTGTTTGTAGAGTTCACTGACTATACAAACGCGACAGATGCATTAGTTCACGAGGTGGCTCGAGAAATAAGCATCCCTTGGATGAAAAGGTGTGGAATACCACCCATTCTCCGAAGAATAGTAGACTTCTCCTGTTATAGACAGAGGAAAGTCTACTTCACTGCGAAAGGACTCTTTAAAGAAAGAGGAATTCGCACACTTAAGGATGATACAAATTATGTCATACTTAAGAAAGGTGTACTCATGGGAGATCCTCTCACGAAAGTAACCTTACATATGGTCAATATTTGCGTGCGCAAACTTGGCCAATTTATCGCTGATGGATCCTTCAAGGAACTCATCGGTGATAATCCCGTTGCTGGGATGGGAACTGTTCTCACCCCAGCAATAATCGCGCCCTCAACGGGTGCGGCCTTCGAGCATGTTGGATACATTCCAACGCCCGATGGCCCTCGAGTCATGGCAGGGACATTCCCTGCATATGTCACGAATACCGACAATCCTCTTCTAAAAGAGAATTTCGGTGACTGGAATTCAGCTGCTATGGTAGCATACATGGATTCCGAGGGATCTTTCTCTGTTGGATTCATACGGAGAAAGTACCGAAGGAAGCTGGAGGGTCGGAAAGTCGATCCTACTGCCTCAGTCAGATCGCTCGTCCTAAAAGGGACGTTCCGATTTGACCCAGATGAGCCTGACACGAAGTTTCTTCGTATGGGACTCAAGGAGATGAACCCGGAAACGCTTAGACCGTTTTCATCTAATATCGAGTCGGATGCATATAGCATTCGCTTCGATATG